TATCAATTTATGGTATGCGGACGAAGCAACTGGTGCAGAGGATGCAGCGATAACTAGTTTGACTAATCAAGTACAAATGTGTGACAGTGGTGATCTAGCTTTAAACAGTGTGATCAGTATCCCAACACCGCCAGCAGCAGATAAATATATTTATATGGTAACTGGTGCAGCAACAAACGCAGACTATACAGCTGGAAAATTACTTATTGAATTTTTCGGATATAGTGCATAATAATTAACTTTAATTAGAGCGGAGCTTCGGCTCCGTTCTCTAACAGGAGAACAAAATGGCAGACGCAGTATCAAGTCAAACATTAGTAGACACAGACAAAAGAACAGTAGTTAAATTTACCAATCTATCAGATGGAAATGGAGAAAGTGCAGTAAAAAAAGTTGATGTTTCAGCTTTATCTGGTGCACCTTCAAAAGTTACTATTGACCAAATTTGGTATGACATTGGAGGAATGAGAGTTCAAATAGATTTTGATGCTAGTACAAATGTTCCAGCTTTAGTTTTAGGTGGAAGTGCAGCAGCAGGAAATGTCCAAGGTCATTTAGATTTTAGATCTTTTGGTGGTATTAAAAATAATGCTGGTTCTGGTGTAACTGGTGATATTGATATATCAACAAGTGGTCACACAAACTTAGATCACTATACCATTATATTAGAACTGAGAAAATAGGAGGGTAACTAATGGCCAACACAACGTCAGGCACAGTTACTTTCGACAAGACTTTCGCAGTTGATGAAATTATTGAAGAAGCTTACGAAAGAATCGGATTACAATCTGTATCTGGATATCAATTAAAAACAGCAAGACGTTCTTTAAACATTATGTTTCAAGAATGGGGTAATAGAGGTTTGCATTATTGGGAAATTGCAGAATCTAATATTGATTTAATTGAAGGACAAGCAGAATATACATTCTTTAGATCTACAGGAGATGGGACTAGTTCTTCTACTAGTGCTACATCCGATGTATACGGTGTTGCAGATATATTAGAAGCTAACTTAAGAGGAAGTAGAACTTCTACTTCTCAAGCAGATCAAGCATTAACAAAAATATCTAGATCTACCTATTCAGCATTATCCAATAAGCTTTCTAAAGGAACACCTTCTCAATATTTTGTACAACGATTTGTAGATAAAGTTACTTTGACTGTTTACCCAACAGCAGATTCAACCAATGCATCTAAAGATTTACATTTTTATTACGTAAAAAGAATTCAAGATGCTGATTCTACTTACACCGATGCAACAGACGTACCTTTTAGATTTGTACCTTGTATGGCATCTGGTTTAGCTTTTTATTTGTCACAAAAATACAATCCACAATTAACTCAAAATATGAAATTACTTTATGAAGATGAGTTTGCTAGAGCGTTATCAGAAGATGGATCTTCTTCTAGTTCTTTCATTACACCTAAAGTATATTACCCAGGAGCATAATGTCATTCGCAAAAGGAAAACAAGCTAAAGCAATATCAGATAGATCAGGAATGGAATTTCCTTATCATGAAATGGTAAAAGAATGGAACGGTTCTTTTGTGCATATTTCTGAATATGAAGAAAAACATCCTCAGTTAGAATTAAGAGCTCACTCTGGAGACCCTCAATCTTTAGTCAATGCAAGACCTGATAGAACAGAACCTACACCTTTAATTTTATTAGGACCAAATCCTTTTCAAACTATTTCATCTAGTTCAGGTATTATAAATGTATTTGAAAAATCACATGGTAGATCAACAAGTGATACAGTAAGATTTAGAGGAAAAATATCTACTACATCTGATCCAGATGGTTTTAATAATCCAAATAATTTTGATGGAATTACAGGATCTAATATTGCAAAAGCTGCTGGTTATTCTATTACAGTGGGTAAAAGAGATTCTAGTGGTAATGTTACAAATACAACAGATTTTTATCACTTTACTGTGGACACAGATACCGCTACAACAGGAGGAGTATCAGGAGGAGGACAATTTTGTACCTCTGGACCTGTAACTTTGGAGGCATAATATGGCAGGAATTAGTTATTCAGATTTAAGAACAAACATTAGAAATTATACTGAAGTTTCAAGCACCGTGCTTACGGATGCTGTCATTGAGAATTTTGTGTTAAATGCAGAGTATAGAATTTTTAGAGATGTACCTAGCGATGCTTATCGATCATCGACTACAGGTAATCTTGTAACCAATCAAGATTTTGTTAATGTTCCTGCAGGAGCCTTAGTAATAAGAGGAGTACAAGTGTATACATCTACTTCGGTTACTACTGGAGCTAATACTTGGTTAATTAAAAAAGATTTAACTTTTTTAGAAGAGTATGTTTCTGCTAATACCGATTCAGGTTTTCCAAAATATTATGCAATGAAAGGTGGAGCAACCGGTAATACTAGTTCTACTTCAGGATCTATTTTACTTGCACCAGTGCCTAATTCTACTTACGAATATCAAATTCATTTTAATAAAATTCCAGATAAACTAGAGGCAAGTAGCAACGAAACTAATTTTATTAGTTTAAATTTTCCCAATGGTCTGTTATATGCTTGCTTGGTAGAAGCATTTGGCTATTTAAAAGGTCCCATGGATATGTTACAATATTACGAAAAAAATATCAAGACGAAATACAAAAATTTGGAGGAGAACAAATAGGACAAAGAAGAAGAGATGACTACACGGATGGAACTATTCGAATACCAGTCAACTCTCCAACACCTTAAGGAATTAAAATATGGCATCATCGTTTTCAACATTAGGAATAGAACTTATAGCAACAGGAGAAGCATCGGGTCTTTGGGGAGATAAAACAAATGTTAATCTTCAAATGTTTCAAGAAATTACTTCAGGTTATGTAGCTCAATCTATTGCAGGTAGTGCTCAAACTACTGCATTAAGTATTACTAATGCAACTACTGGCGACACAGCCAGACAAATGATTATTGAATTCACGGGAACTATTTCAGGAAATCAAATTGTAACGATACCTGATTCTTTAGAAAAAATGTATGTTGTAAAAAATTCAACATCGGGTGCTCACACGGTTCAATTTAAAACAGCATCTGGAACAGGTGTTACTTTTGGTGCATCTGATAAAGGAACTAAACTTGTTTTTGTTAATGGAACCAATGTTATTGACGCAGGTTTAGGTGGAGCAACTGATTTAAATGGAGAAGAATTAATTTTAGACGAAGATGCTGATACCAGTATTACAGCAGACACAGATGATCAAATAGATATTAAAATTGCAGGTGCAGATGACTTTAGATTTACAGCAAATACTTTTACAGCTTTATCTGGAAGTGGTGTTGTTATACCAGATAGTGGACTTACTTTAGGAAGTACAGCCGTTACATCAACTGCAGCAGAATTAAACATATTAGATGGTGTAACTTCTACAACAGCAGAATTAAACATACTAGATGGCGTTACCTCTACAGCAGCAGAGTTAAATGCACTAGATGGCATCACTGCAGTTGTAGGTGAACTTAATGCTTTAGACATAGGTAGCACAGCGGTTGGAACAGCTATTGCCAGTAAAGCAGTTATATTAGATTCAAACAAAGATTACACAGGAATTAGAAATCTAACTTTAACAGGAGATCTTACTGTCGGTGGTGATGATATTACTATGGGTACAAACACTGCAGGTAATTTATTAGTTGCAGATGGTACAAATTTTAACTCAATAGCAGTTAGTGCTCTTTCAGAAATATCAACTGCAGCTTCAGATGATGTTTTTATAGCAATAGATACTTCAGGCGGTGGACTTAAAAAAATTGCAAGATCAGCAGTTGTTGCAGGACTTGCAACGGATAGTGCTATATCAAATGTTGTAGATGATACCTCTCCTCAATTAGGTGGTAATCTAGATATGAATGGTGCAGATATTGTTACTACTTCTAATGCAACTATTGATTTAGCTCCTAATGGAACTGGAACAGTTGTTGTAAGAGGTAATACAAATTCTGGAGCAATAGTATTTAATTGCGAATCTAATTCACATGGACAAACAGTTATTGCACAACCCCATAGTGCTAGTGTTACCAATACTATGTTGTTACCTGCTGGTGCTAGTTCAACTTTAGTATCTTTAGTATCTACAGATACACTTACCAATAAAACTTTAACATCTCCTAAAATAAATGAAGATGTTGCGGTCACTTCTACTGCTACAGAATTAAATTTACTAGACGGAGTAACAGCAACTACAGCAGAATTAAATATTTTAGACGGAGTAACAGCAACTGCAGCAGAGATTAATTTAATAGACGGTGGAACAGCAAGAGGAACGACTGCTGTTGCTGATGCAGATGGTATTCTTACAAACGATGGTGGTACAATGAGAATGACAAGTGCCGCTACATTTAAAACATATTTTCAAGCCGGAATATCTTCCGCAGCTGATGATATTTCAGCTGGTGATGCAGCAGTATCTATTGCAACATCAAGTGGAGCTGTTGTTATCGATTCAAATGCTAGTACCGTTACTGTTGATGGACATACAGGTGTTACAATTGCTGCTTCTAGTTCTGGGAATATAACTCTGGACTCAGAAGTTGATATTACTTTAGATGCAAATGGAGGAGATATCTTTGTTAAAGATGGTGGAACTACTTTTGGTAGTCTTACCAATACAAGTGGTAATTTAATAATTAAATCAGGTACTACCACTGCAGCCACATTTAGTGGAGCAAATGTTACATTTGCAGGAACATTAGCTTCAGGTGCTATTACCGCTGCAGGTGATATATTACCAAGCACAGATGATGCTAGGGATTTAGGTAGCCCATCTAAACAATGGAGAAATATTTATACTGGAGATTTACATTTGTCTAATAAATCTAAAGCTGAAGGTAACGTAGTTGATGGAACAACAGGCGATTGGACAATTCAAGAGGGTTCAGAAAATCTTTACATCCTTAATAATAAATCTGGTAAAAAATATAAATTTAAATTACAGGAGGTTTAGTCGTGGCAATAATATCTGACGGAACTACAATCGCAGATGCGGCTTCTTTTAGTGTTGGTTTAGGTAACATGGTACTATTAAACACTGCTACAGCATCTTCTAGCGCTTCCTTATCTTTTAATAGCACCTACATTAATTCTACATATCCAATTTATAAGTTTGAGTTTATAGATATACACCCAGCAACTAATAGTGCATATTTTCAAGTTAATTTATCTATAGATAATGGTAGTAATTATAATGTTACAAAAACTACAACTTATTTTCATGCTTATAATAACGAAGCTGGTGATGCTAATGCTTTAAATTATGACCCAGCAAGAGATTTAGCACAATCTACTTCTTATCAAGATATAAGTTATCAAACAGGAAATGATAATGATCAATCAACATCAGGAAATTTGTTTCTTTTTAATCCAAGTTCAACAACATTTATTAAACATTTTTTAATAAACATACATTCTTATAGTGATGTTTCAGGCACAGATTACTCAATAAATACCTATGTAGGAGGTTACGGAAACACAACTTCTGCCGTCAATGCTATTAATTTTAAATTTAGTTCAGGTAACATAGATGCTGGTCAAATTAAACTTTACGGAATAAAAGGATCGTAATATGGCAGTTATATCAGCAGGAACAACTTTAATTGACGCTGGAGCAATATCAGTACCAACAGGTGCATTAACCTTAATCAAATCTATTACAGCTAGTTCTTCTGCAAGCATATCCTTTGTAGATGGTGCTAGTGGAGTGGTGCTAGATGATACCTACAAGTCGTATGTATTTAAGTTTATTAATATTCATGCTGCAACAAGTGGTGCTGAATATCAATTTAATTTATCCATTGATAGCGGCTCTAACTACAATGTAGCCAAAACAAGCACCGCATTTGAAAGTTATCATATGGAAGATGATAGTGGTTCTGGGTTAGTTTATCAAGGTAATGCAGATTTAGCACAAGGAACAGGCGACCAACAATTATTTAGAAATTTGAGTACAGATAATGATTGTTCATATTCAGGTTCTTTAAAACTTTTTAACCCTTCATCTGACACTTTTGTAAAACATTATATAGCTAGAGGGAATGGCTTTAATACAACTCCACTCTCTGATGATTTTAATGTAGCTGGATATGGAAACACAACTTCTGCTGTCGATGCAATTCAGTTCAAAATGTCATCAGGCAACATTGATTCAGGAATCATAAAAATGTATGGAGTTACATAATGGGATTAATTAGTGCTGGAACAACTATATTTGATGCTGGAGTTGTAAATAATACTGGAAACATGGTATTAGTATCAGCAACTACTTTATCATCTGCCGCTTCTAGTATTACTTTTACTTTAAATGCAGATTACAAAGAGTATCAATTTTATTGTATAAATATGAATCCTGCTAATGATGGAGATAATTTTTGTGTTAATTTTTCAATAGATAGTGGAAGCAATTATAATGTTGCTAAAACATCAACTTATTTTCATGCTAGACATGGAGAAGATGGAAATAATGCTGAATTAGCTTATCAAGCAGCACAAGATTTAGCACAAGGAACAGGATTGCAAAGGTTAGCAGAGGGAGTTGGGGGAGATAGCGACCAATGCACAAGTGGAATAATTACTTTATTTAATCCATCTTCTACTACTTTTGTAAAACATTATATATCTAATTTTTCAAATGTAAGACATGTAAATCAAGCAACTAATTTATTTGTAGCAGGTTATGCAAATACCACGTCAGCTATTAATAGAATACAATTTTTTTTTAATAGTAATAATATAAATACTGGTGGAACAATCTTGATGTATGGAATTAATTAATATATAATAGGAGAACATATGGCACATAAAATAGTAAATGGAGTACAAGTAGAACTGACAGCAGAAGAAGTTACTGCTATAGAACAAGCTGAAACAGCATGGGCAAATGCAGCTCCTGCTCGTGCATTAGCTGATTTAAGAAATAAAAGAAATAGACTTCTTGCTGAAACAGATTTTTACGGCTACTCAGACGTAACAATGAGCGATGCCATGACAACCTATAGACAAGCATTGAGAGATTTACCAGACGGTTTAACTACAGTTGATGATTGTGAAGGTGTTACTTGGCCAACTAAACCATAGATACATTACATATAATGTATTATAAAATTATATGTTACAAAAATTAAAATTTGCACCAGGAATAAATAAACAGGTCACAGGATCCGGGGGCGAAGGTCAATGGGTCGATGGTGATAACATACGATTTCGTTATGGTAA